GTGCTAAAAAGTTTGAGATTACTGAAAGATTAGAACAAGATGTCGAACAATTAAACCCACTATTAGGACACTATGTGTGGCTGATTAAGGCTAAGAGGTACGATTATAGTTATGAATCTGGTATTGATAGAGAAACAGGCTTACAACAACCTACCGATGATACATATCATGGAGGATTGAGTGGGGTGGATGACACACAACTTGAGAGTGATAATTTATATTTTGAGGATATAGATCGTGACAGTCGCAATATATTCGATTATAGTGTGTATGGAGACTATGATGATATATATGGTGGGTATGGTGATTAGTCTGTAGCGTCTCTATATGCTGTATTATAATCCGGAAGATCTTCTCCTCGCAAACCAGATATAAAGTTCTCTGCCTGGCTGATAAGACTAAACTCAACTTCTACAATATCCCCAGTACCTATAAATTTATACACAAACTTCTCATTTTGATTTTTATATATCCGTGTGAGTGTATACTCTTTACCTTGTTTGAATTTTGATAACATATCACCATCAACAACGTTACTCTTTAACGCTCTTACTTGCTGGCTGGTCATACCCGGTCTTATTCTACCACCAGTAGATGATCTACCACTGATAACTACCTTTGTACCCGCGATGTAGTGCATACTTTCTCTTGTTTCATCTCTGACTCAATTTCAAACAACATACTCTCAGTGCGCTCATCTATATACTTCTGTATTGCTATAGGTTTCTCCCACTTAATATCGTTAGCTCTAACACCAAGTTGATCACACTTCTTATCAATTATATCTATAGCTTCTATAAGGCATGCCCATCGACTAATTTCATATTCACTCATGACAATCTTACTGCCCTTCTGTGTGGTTAACTCTAATTTTGTTTTCTTGTGTTTATCTATGTCTATCATTAAAATAATTTCTATTAATTTTTGTTAAGTATCCTGTTAGTTGTGATATCAGTGTGTTATCCATTTTTGTACTTACATCATATTGCTTGATGCTTCTGATGATGCTCTTCATACCGGTGCACAATTCTTTAAAATTTCTAGATTCAGATTTAGTTAAATTGTTTTGTTTATAACAATGATTATATATCACATCACACAAATTGCACAACAAATCAATATTATCATAATCCTCACCTACTACAGTAGAGAATCCTAATTTATAATGCTGATTTGCTTCATATCCTTGATCATTATAGAAGTTTGTTATACAATCATATAAATCTTCAAACCTCATCTCCACATGAGGTTGAGTTTGTTGTGGAGAGGTGTTTTTTCTCTCCTCAAATTCAATACCTTTATTCTCTGCTGTCATCCGATACACTCTCCTCATTGGTGTTAACTTTCACGGACTTTCTAGTCGACTTAATATCTGTCGTTCGAGCAACTGTTATATCTACATACACTGAATTTTCTTTTTCACAAACTACACATTTAAAATTATTCTCAATGTCCATCCTAACAGGTATATAATTACTCTCACCACAATACGCACAACCTACATCAGTACCTACCGCGGTGTACTGCTTTATTCTTTCTGTCTCTTCATGAGTTTCTCTAAGCCTTAACAGCAGACCCATGATGCTATTCCATAGATAGAATATTATAATTTGTGTAAGGAACGTAACGATGGCGCCCTTCATTATGTGTATATCAAATAAGTAAAATCCGGTGACTGAGATTACTAGTGATACTATGGTTGTTATTAATATGGAGAATATAATTGGTTTAATCATGCATGAAATTCATCGGTAGCTGAACCGACAGATAGTCCATCGAGATCCGACACAACATCTTTAATTGCATCGCAAATCTTGGATAATTTAGTATGTACATTTTTGACTGACTTGTATGCACTTTCATTATCCTTAATTATACTATATCTAGCCGAATCGGCAACTTTTTGTTTTATTTCTGCAGTCTGTACATAAAGCTCTCCGATTTGTTCACTCAACCCATCCTGTAACGGAAAGGGAAGCCGGTTGGGGGCTTTTTGCATTTGCTCCTCCCATTCCTTTGATTGGTTTATCAGATCCATTAGAGTTACCTTTTTAGGTTTATGTGACATACCGGATTGACCGGGACCTTTACCGACACCCATGTAATTGTTTGACCCAACTTGTAAATCTTCAAATAATGTTACTTTTTTGTTTTTTTCTTTTGACATGATCATAAATACTTATACGGATTAAATAAATAATCATACATATGAACGCATTTAGAAAGACTTTTTTACAAATTTTTACAGAACAGGACGGTGTTACTGACATCGAAGCACAACAACCAGACATTGAAGCTCGAGCGGTTGCTGATACGATGGATGATCCTGCGATGGCTCAAGAGCTAAGCGTGCCAGACAATCCAGAAATCGCGCTCAAGCGACAACAGAGTGCGAAGACTATAACCACCATAACTACATGGATTGGAGAAGTAGAAAATTTTATAGATTATTTAAATGGTACAGATAGTTTGTCGATAAATGCGCAGTTAAACGCAGCGGACTGTGATAGTTTACTCACTGATATTCAGCGTAGTGAGAGTAAGAAAATATCTCGATTGGCTCAAGATCTTTCAAGTCTCGGTGAGTCATTGAAACAATATTTACTCCTCGCCCGGAGGAAAGAATCCGGGAGTGATTCTATTTAATTTGTTTCAATCGAACAATACCCTTCAATCCACAGTATGTGTTCTCCTTTATATAACTACTAGAGATCTCGTTCAACTTAAAGTGCATACACAAGTCGTTTATGTCTTTGAATCTTGTACCAACATCTTTCGGCCATATAAAAACACACTCACCACCTTTTAATAGAATTTCTGTCTTAGTCTTACTAGCTTGATCATTCCATTGACTATCTAAGACCCAAACACTCTGCATAAGAAACAATCTCTCGATCTGATTACGTTGCATTGTCGTAAATGTTTGATTACTCCTCTCCTGTATCCCAGCAACCGCGACACTATTTTTAAGGAAGAATGAATCTATAGGACCCTCAGTTATAAAGATATCCTCTGCACTAGTGCTTACATTATTATAATTAAACAATGTCTTCTCACTATTTATTTTTGATAGATATTTAGGTTTATCATCAACTTCCAACATCTTACGCGATTGATAGAACACACACTTATTCTTTTGATCATAAAATGGTATGATCAGCCTATCCTTGTGTATATTGTCAACTAAACTTACATATAATGATTGCGGGCGGTTTGCTGCTAAGTGTAGTCTTCTCCTTATTATTGTTTCGATCGCTTTCATTACAATCCTGTCTTTCGAATAATATTCCAATTGAGTTTTGTCAAATAGATTTATACTATCTCTAGGTAAATCATGTTTATTCTCTACAATAGTCTCCTCTGACTTAGGTATACCATACTCATAATCACATTCATTGACCTGCCTTAACAACTCTTTGTATGATATCTTCTCAACCTCCATTACCCAGTTGATCGGCTTACTATACCACCCACAATTGTGACAACATATCACCATATCACGAGGTATGTAATAACACCTCGACTTACGACCCCAACTGTTACCTTCTCTACATACCGGACAACCACCCATGTATGTATTGGTGGTTTTTATGAATTTAGGATAACCGGCGTGTTGGTAGAATTTTTGTATTATGTATTCTTCAGGAATTGTCATGCAATTCTTTGATGTTAGTTGATTTACTTTATAATATCAACTTTAACAACACCTTTTTTTACAAATCTACCAGAGTCAGGACAATACCAATATGCTTCTGTGTATAGCTTGTTGTCTGACCTTCTAGTTCTGATCTGTGGTCGTATTGGACTACCAGTATATGGTGAATTTATAATCACCGGCTGTACTATTGGAATGTGGCTCATTTTATTTATTTATCTATCTGTAACTTTTTTACAATGCTTTCTAATGTTGTTTTTGTTTGGTGCTCAAAGAATGACTGCTGCCAGTCATTGAATTTATCTAAAATGTTGTGTATGTTTAACTCTTTACAATGCTCTCTAAACACATTAGCGTCTCCTTCATGGTGTTCTAGTTCGGTGTACTGTTTTTGATACAACACTTCGTCATCTGGATGTTCTATTATGCCTTGGTTCAAGTCAATTAACCTTTTATTTAAGAAGTATGGTTCTAACTTTTCATGGCCTAGTTTTTTTATCAAATCCTCATCAGTAACACACTCTCTAACCAATTTGAGAGCTGTTTTAGGGCCACATTTAGGAATTCCCGGTATATTGTCGGATTTATCACCCATCAATGATTTATATCGTAAGAAGTGTTCAAGTGTCACACTTGTTATACTCTCAAAGTTACCTTTGTCGATGATGATATCCTTTATCGGACTGTATACGCATGTATTATCGTCAATCAATTGTAACATGTCTTGATCGACACTAACAATGACCTTATTTCCTTCTATTTTATTGGATAACCAACTAATAACATCATCAGCCTCTAAAATACCTGGGTACATATTTTTAATACCAAGACTATTCAAGAGTTCTGTTGTTTTTTCCTCAAAACTAAAAACTCGATTGTTCTTTTCCACATCTCTAGTTCCTTTATACTCTACATTCTTAGCTACCCGTCGGTAATTCTTCACACCACGGATGAGTCTCTTATCCCACACCGAGTAGATGTTATTACAATCAAACATCTTGGTATATTTCTTAATACTAGTTAAAAATATATAACTAGGATTGACGTTCGTTCTTACATTCTCAGCTATCCACACTGCTCTGTGTAGCAGATTGCTTGAGTCTATTAATATCGCTTCTGGCTTTTGATTCATTATACTGTGCACAACATATTTCATATACATTATGCGGTAATTTCTCGATATAGTCAACTATTTTGTTATCTATACCCTGATTAAATTCACTTTTAGGTATATTTAGAGGCTCGTTCTCTGGGAGAGTCAAGAAATTGTAGGTATCCTCACTTTCTGAGATATACACTATAAAGTATCCCTTAAAAACACCTTCTCTAATTGCATAAATACGCCTACTGAAGCGGTGTTTGTTGAATATCTCTTTTAGCTTGCCTTTCACGCGATTGAATGAACAATCGATTCGATGCAACACTTTAAGCTATTCGTTGTGGGTGGTAGCTTCAAGTTGTATTTTGTTATTTTAGCATCTGACAGAACGCAGTTCGATCTTTGTGTTTTGGTTTTTGTGTACAGTTCACTGAGTTCAATTTGTTTCCAATTTTTATTCTCTAATCCACTTTGCTTCATTAACTCTATAATGTCGCTTGTCATCACTGGTTCTGGATTCACTACATTATATAAACCATATGGTAGATTCTTGTTTATATCTTCAAATATATCCACTAATGCATACATTATGAAACCGCAAAAATCATCTAGTGATGTTAATGAATTCTTACAATTAATGATATTATCATACTTCAACAATTTCATCAAAATGTTTCTCTCTGATGTCGTACCACAAAAAGGCATCCGGAGTCTGAATATATATAAATCACGATCTTTCAACGTCATCTCACATGCATGTTTAGTCTTACTATACCAACTACTCTTTGGATTCAATAGTCCAAAATTCGGTTCGTCTTCTTCTGTGAAATCTAAATCATAACCATCATATATACAACCACTCGAGACGTGCATTAATACAACACCAACATCCTTACACGTCTTTTGTATATTCACCGGTACAGTAACATTATAATACCAAGTATCCTCTATATTGTCTTCACATGCATCTACGTTGGGTCTCCCAGTGTATCCACATGTATTTATCACAACACTAAATGGCTCTCTCTGTTTTTGTAAATACATAAACAATGTTGATCTATCTGTGTAGTCAACTTGTGATTTACTAATACATGTAACATCATACGCTTGAGAGAGTTTTCTCTCCATAGCGGTCCCTACATAACCTCTACCAAGTACTAAAATTCTCATCATTAAATTATCCCAAGTGATGGTGGTGCGTCAGTATATTTCGTGAAAAACTTCTGTAACAATGTGCTCAATGAATCGCTATCCTTTGGAGTGTTTGCATTTACAAGCGTCACGGGATTACCATCAACAGTATATCCTAACATTATAAAGCAACTCAAATGCTCTTCAATAAAAGAATTCAATATGGTGATCTGCTTTTGTGACAAGCTTCGTGATTTTGCATATTCATCCAAGTTAGCTTGCAATGCAGCTTTAATCTTACGAGAAAACTCATCATCTTCTAATTCTTTATTTTCATCCGTTTTTTTCCTCATCTTTTTAGTCGGTTTCTTTTTCGGAGTTTTATCACTATCTTGAGTCATGTACATAATATTTAGCTTTTCTTAACATAAAGGCTATCATCCGCTAGAATACCTTTGCTATTCAGCAGATTTATAATAACCTCCATACTACTCGTTTTTAGCGTCAGATTTCTTTGCATTCTCATCCCACCATCGTTAAATTGAAACTCTGGTAGTGACCCCAATTCTTCCCTATTTATAGAACACGTTATATATAATGACTCAATACTAGGATTTAACATGATCGTCCACTTGCGTGGATCTTCAATGGAATATTTATTCATAATATCCCAAACGATATATCCATTATCTTTTAGTCTTTTCTTGAAGTAAGAGAGTGTTTGTATTTTATTTTTCATTTTATCCAACAAATCCGGATGACACAATCACAATATTACCGCCCGCCGGTATGTTGATCTGAAATAAAAATACATTCAGATCTGGATTGATTCGTATATCTAATGTGTCAAATCGGATACTACTAATTATTCTAATTGTCTCAAAGCTCAACGCCAATTCCTTAACTAAGGGATCACCTGTATAGCTTTTAGCCACACTCTGTGTATAGCTATCAACATTATGTCTTTGATGATCTGTCAAAGTAGCCATCACACTATCTTGTTCTGTGTGTATATAAATCTTATTAGTGTCCGTTGTGAACGTACTAGCTTTGATTAATTGATTTACTACATTGTTAGTAACTGTAAATTTAAACTTAAAATCAATGTTCTTTATCTTATTAATATCTACAGAAGGTGGATCTATAATACCATCCGCTAATAAATGATACTTAAATCCGATGTTATCTGATTTATATTCTAGATTATTGTTATTGAAATTAAACGTTATATTGTCCTCCTCTATGCATGATAATACCTTAATAAATCTATTGATGTCTGGTATATTAAGAAATATTGTTTCATCAATATCAGTTTGTTGTGGTAATACGCAATTGACTAACAATGTTCCATCATTACTAGATGTTATGGCAGTTAGTTCTCCGGAGCGTACCTTTACAACAGTATTTTCAGATAGCTTGCTAATCGGTGATAAAAACCCATTTACAAAACTATTCTTATTATCTATCTTTAGTTTTATCATTCAACTTTAATGTAATCGTTTTGGTTTGTTTTGACATCTCTGTTGATATTAGATCCAAGATGGTGGTTGGATCTTTAAATTCACCTGCAATTTTACTAGTAGTAACACTATAGCTCACACCACGTTTGAATTTTATAATCTTCTTGTATGTATCAACAAGTCTTTCTAGCATTTCAATCCTCCTCAACAGATCATCATGATCGACACTCCCATTCATTACATGTTGTACTGGTGAGGGTGTTGGTGTAGAGACAACCGGTGGTAGCTGATTGGTATTTATCGGTGCTGGTACTACCGGTTGGATTGCAGGATTGATATTCTGTTGAACTGGTATATTATTTTGAGTAATTTCATTACCAGCTAGCGTTCGTAACACACTTCTGGGATCAATTTTTTTAGCCTTTATGTTGGTATTATCTCCGCCAACATTTTGTCTATCAATCGCACCAAGCGCTCCACCAACCTGGCCTAGAAGACCGGCTACCGCCAAAACATCTTGCTTACTATATTGCTTTTGCGATTCATGATCTCTATTGTTATACGGATTGGGTAGTTGTTCTTGCTCAGACATCGTCTAATCCAGCTAGCAGTTGCTTTACTTTATCATCCTCTAATGGTTCATCGTCTGTAGTATCAGTAGAGAAATTCATAGGCACCTCTTCATTCAAGTCACTATCATTAGTACGGGTCGCTGTTGTACTGCTCTGTACTGGTGTAATCTCAACATCTTCAACTGTTGCCGGGTCCTTGCAATGGTAATGTTCATCCAACATTAGTTTCAACTCATCAAACGTTTTAACACGGAACGTCTCGTCTAACTTATGACAACTATTATAGATATCCTTGATCCTATCCTCTGACATATCCGGGATTGGTCCGGGTATTAAAAATTTACTTGACACATATGTTGGATAATCTCCTTGCTTGTCACACCTTACTCTAAACGTGCACCCATTCTCAGATAAATCAAAAATTTTCTCACCAAATTGATCAGAATCTTCACCGTTGATACCCTCCATAATAATTTTATGTAGCTGCTTTCCAAACCTAAGAATCTTCACTGTGTCATTATTATCTGGTTCGTCCGGATCACTGATCACATATGCATTAACCAACCAGTTTTCTCTCCTATAAATTGAGTCTGATTTAGCCTTCTCTTCTGGTGCTCCGCCTCTGAAAACCTTGAGTCTATATTCAGCGATCGGATCACGATCACCCCATGTTGTTGGACTCACTGCAGTTACATATTGTCCTGTACTGTAACTTGTCCATCCATGGCTATAATAGTGATGGAATGTTTTACTTGGATCCTCAATATTCGGTAATAGCCGGATTTCATATGAATTACCAGGTTTGGTTCTTATGATATCTGCAGTCTTGTTATTTGAACCTTCTTTAGTTAGTGCATCTTTGATGCTTGCGAACATGGATTTTGTGAATGTACTCATATTTTATTCTTATATTATAATTGTTTTGTGTCTTTTTATCAACTTATTTTTTTAGTAGTGTCTTTTAATGTTTCTTAGTTAGTGTTTTTTGAAATTGCTCGGATGTCATTTTATTAAATTTTGTTTTTGATAGCTTATAGCATGCAAACGCCTTAGCGAGTGTATAAAATTTTAAATCATATTCTACGATAGAATCAGGATAAACGTTATATGGAGATTCAAACCAATCATTCATATTAATATTATCGTATCGATTGAGTATAG